AAGACATAACATATGTTAAAAATAGAGCAAAAGAAGTAACATATAATAAAGTAACAGTAATTAATATTTTAGAACCGAGCAGAGAACAACAGATTAAATGGATTTTAGCAAAAGCAAGAATCGTAAAATAAAAATTTGACATATTATTTAATAATTGTTATTCTTTAATAAATGGGTGCTTTTCTTCAAACTAAAAATAACGCAAAATCTACCTCTACAGGACTAGACAATACTGATGACCCTGTTACTTTTTCTGTTGGTGCGGGAGAAGGTGCTTTATTTCCTGACACAGCAGATGGTTCTTTTAGAGTAACTGTTTGGTCAACTTCTTATGCTGATCCTGGTGACGATACTAACATGGAAATATTAGAAGTTACCTCAAGAAGTACAGATTCTTTTATTGCTACAAGAGCAAAAGAAGATACTTCTAATGTTGCTCATTCAGGAACAGTTAATGTTGCTTTACTTAGTACTTCAGGATTAAGAGAGGAATTAGCAGATGCTTTAAAAACAGGATGGAATCCTGCAGGAGAAACATGGACTTATGCTTCGGCTTCTACTTTTACTGTGCCTGGGAATGTAACTACTAAATATACAAAGGGAACAAGATTAAAATGGACACAAACTACAGTTAAATATGGAGTGGTGATAGCAAGTGCCTATTCTAGTCCAAACACTACAGTAACAATAGCCGTTAATACTGATTATACAATTGCTAATGCAACAATATCAGCTAATTACTATTCTTATGCTGCCAATCCGCAAGGTTATCCTGGTTGGTTTAGTTGGACGCCTGTTTGGAGTGGAACGGGTGGTTCGGCAGGAACTTTTGCTTCAACTAATTATGGGACTCAATTTATGATTGTTGGTCGAGCAGTTTTTCTTAAAGGAATGGTGAAAATTACCGATAAAGGTTCATGGACTGGACAATGTAGAGTAAGTGCGCCAGTTCCTGAAAGTGATGTTTCAATTGTATTAACTGGCGGTGAATTTTATGTTGGTAGTGACCTCACAAGTTTACGTGCTAAACTAAACAATTTAAGTGGATCAACTTTTCTATGGTGGGAAACTCCCGTCACATCTATGGATTGGCTTGACGTGGTTAATAATGATTATTGTTCTTTAAATACTTATTACAGATTTTAAGCATATTGTTTAGAGATGAAAACTAAAAAGAAATTTAACTGGACAGACAAACTAACAGAGGCTAACTATGCCAAAAAGCTATTTTGGTTTATGAGAAAGTCTTTAAAAGATAGAATTAAACATTAATGGCAAAAAATTAACGATAAAAATGAAAAATGTTAGACCAAATTTTACAAAACACATCAGACAAAATAGAAGTAGATATTCTATACAATAATGTATTAACTAATCCTAGTTCTATTAGTATTAGAGAAATTCGAGACCCAAATGGAAATGTAATCCTCACCAGTCAATCAGTTACTCAAGGTTCTACTACAGGAAGATATTACTACACGATGAATTCGGCTTATACAAGCGTCTTAGGAGTTTATACCGCTATTTGGCACTTTGTCATTGGAACTGCTACATATGAACATACCCAGAATTTTGAAGTTGTATCTTCTTTAAGACAAGGATATATAACTCCGTATGAGGTAAGACAAAAAACTACGGATACTGATAGTATTACTGACACAGTTCCAACTGATGCTATTCTCCAAAGATATATTGATAAGGCTACTGCTATTATGGATGCTTATTTTGGAGATACAATAAATTATGCTCAATATTCAGAAAGTATAAGATGTGTTTTAGATAAGGTTCATAATGGAGTTCATATTCAACTAAGACATAGACCATTGGTTAGTTTAACAAGTGTTCAATTAATGCAGGGACCAACAAATACTATGGATTTAGATGTTGACTATATTAGAAAGAATTATAATTCTTCTTATCTTGAATATTTTTCAGATATTGCCGTACCAACCTTAAGAGTCTGTGTTTTTGACCCATCATTAACACAAATTATTCCTGTTGCTACTGTTGTTTATACTGCTGGTTATGTAACTGTTCCTGATAATGTAAAAATGGCTGCAGTAATGTTAGTTGAAGAATTATATAAGCAGACAAAGGGAGAAGATATACAATTATCAAGATTTAAAATTAAAGATATATCTGAAACATATAAAGATTCTGTATTTATAGAATCAGCAAAAAAAGAACTTGGAATTAAAGGAGCAGGAACAATAATTAAGTTATTAAGACCATATACTCAACCTTTTAGAAGGGGAGGTTTTGTTGGTCCATTAGGCTGAGGAGGAGAAATGAGTGTAAGAAAAATTCCTGAGAGATTTTTGAATGATACAATCTTTATTTATAGAGAATCTGAGGTAATTGACGATGTTGGTGATTTTGATGTCTCACAAAGTCTTGCTTATGCCTCTTTAAAAGCTAATCTTCAACCTGAAAAATCAGATGTAGAATTTGAACTTCAAGGTAAAATCCATTTACAAACTCATTCTGCTTATATTAATAGAGTAGAAAATGATATTATTAGACAAATAAAAGCTGGGGATATTGTCATAAGTCAAGATACAGGATTGAATTTTATTGTTCTTGGGATTGAAGAATGGGAAGCAGCAAATAGACAAATAACAGACAGTCATCATATTAAATTATTGTTAAAAACAATGACTGGTACATTTGATCTTACTAAATTTAAAACGATGACTGTTAAAGGAAAAATTGTATGAAAATGAGCATAGAAGTAAAAAATATAGAATCAATATTAATAAATCTTAAAAATGCTGAAAAGGGTTTAACAAGAGTGTTTAAAGATGGATTAAAAGATGAAGGAGTAAATATGAAGTTATTTGCTCAAGCTGCTTTGGTAAAAGCACATCATGATGCTTTAGCAAGTAAAGACACGAAAAAAAGCTATTGGAATGGAATACTTATGGATTCAATAGATAGCGAGACTGTTATAGATGAACCAGGTAAAATAGAAGTAGTGGTTGGTGTTAATGCGGAAAAATATCCAAAAGTAGCGGATTATGCTGTTCCAGTAGAAAAAGGACATAAAGTTGGTTTTAAGGGTTTTTGGAAAGGTTATCATTATATGGAACAGACCTATGCAGAGTTTGCACCAAAAATAGAAAAAAGAATGGCTGGAAAATTAAGTACAGTAATTAAGGCAGTAACATCTTATGGAACTGGCTGGAGAAATATAGCAACTGGTCAATATGCAAAAGCATTAAAATAATGAGTATATACGATAAAAATATACATTTTTTAAAAGAAGCAATCTTCGCTAAGCTCAATGATGATACAACATTAAGAGCTTTATTAGGTGGTGTGGGAAGAATTATTCATAGAGAACCATCAAAAAAAACTCGTTATCCCTGTGTTGTATATGATATAATTTCAGATACAGATAATCCGTTTGATGAAACTAGAAATAGTGGGCAAATAACAGAAACTTATTTTCGTATTACAATATTTAGTAAAAATTCTAAAACAGAAGAAACAGATAATATTGAAAGTAGGATTAAAACTTTGCTTAATGGACAAAGAACATTGGACACCGTAAAAATTATTTGTTATAGTTGTTTTAGAGATAATTTACTAGGAACAATAAAAGACCCTGAATTATTAGTTTGGGTTACGCCCGTCAGATACAGGGTAAGATGGGCTAATAAATAGCAAAAGCTAGGAGGAATTATGACTACAAAGTTAAAAGTGGAACACAGTTCCAAAGGAAAATTAATAAAAAAGCCGTCTTATCTCATCGAATTAGAGGCTAAATGGAAAAGATGGACGGGAATAGATGACAAAGATGCTTTTGAAGCCATAAAGGATTTGTCTGGAGATTTATGGAGTGAATTGAGAAAATTAGAAGCTCAATTATGCACAGAAATTGAAAATAGAGAGCTTCCAGATGACTTTAAAGAATTTACTAAAGCTAGAATTCGTGATACTTGGAGAGATATAATTGGACATCAAAAAATCGGATTAGATAAATTATGTATTGTTATCCGTAAACATTTAAAAGAAGAAAAATGAGAAAAAGAAGAAAAAGAAAACCCAGAATAGAAAAAGTAAAATTAAAATATCGAGAAATAGTTTATACTGGAACAGCTGATAAATCTACTGTGATAGGAATAGTTACAGGTAAAAAATATATATTCTTAAAAAATGAATATGGAATGCCGAAACCTGTTAAAGTAGATGAAAAAGATTATCCAGGTATAATAGCATTAAAGGGTAAAGGTTGCGTCAGAAGAGTTCCTTCTGTTGTCTATATGCCTAAAAATGAATGGGATTTAGATATAGCAAAAGCACGACAAGGAAAGAGTTAAAGTTTTAGTTTAAGACATTATTTATTTATAAGGAGGATTCCGTTCATGGCTATTACCGTAACAAACATCAATGTTAAAGGTGCAGTGGTCAGAGTAGGGGGTACTGTCATTACCGATCCAGGAAATGTTGATTGGTTTGATGTCAGTCCTGCTGGGACAGATGTCGGATGTACTACAGGAGGAATCACTGTTACATATTCTCTTGAAACATCTGATATTTTCTGCGATCAAAATTCTGTGCCTGTTGATGTAGCTATTACTGGCGAAACAGCTACTGTAGAATTCTCGATGTTAGAATCAACGGCTGAGAATCTCAAGTTGGTTTTAAGTGACTTTGCTGCGTCAGAAGATGAAGCTGGAGTTGCATACTGGCTTGGTGTTGGTGGAATTAATACCATTAGTTTTCAGGCGTTGGAATTAGAAATAACCGATAATGATACTGGTTATTTAACTACTTGGACATTTTTTAGATGTGTGCCAGGTGGAATAGACGCTAACTTCGAGAGAGAGAATCCAACTGCTTTTGGTGTTACCTTTACTGCTTATGCAGACACTACCCACAGCAGCGGGAAACAGTTGTTTCAAGTTAGGCAAAATAAAGCATAACACCCTAGTTAGGAGGTATTATGACTAAAGTAGAAGAACCCAATAAAGTTGGGGATATTTCTAGTGGTAAAAATACTGCTGAAATTACTCTTGGAGATAAAAAATATATCATACATAAACTTAAAGCTGGTAAATTTTATGATGCTTTAAAGGTTTATATGGACATGATTAGGGAAGTCACTCCAAAATCCGCAACTCCAGGTAAAGAAACAGAGCTTGATTTAGATAAAGTTATGAATAGTATGTTTGGGAGTTGGCCTACGGGTATGGTGAAATTTATATCTATATGTTGTGAGGGAGTAGATGTAAAAGAACCATTAACAGAAGAAAAGATTAAAAAAATTGCATATCCTGAAGAAATTACAAAAACCTTCGGGATTTGTTTGAAGTTAAATAAGGTAACTGAAAACTTAAAAAACTTCGCAGCCCCTATGGGGGAGCTAGGGGCGGTAAAAGCAAAGTAAGTCAAATACCTAGTGTTAATCTTTTCCTCTGGTGTACTGATGTTTTAGCTTCTCGTTATGGTTGGACTAAAGAATATATAGAAAAAGAGTTTTATTGGGAAGAATTCTGGGAAATAGTCCAAATGGCAGCCAACTTCACATCTGATGAAAGAAATGCCAATATGAAATTTCATTTTATGTTACATGCTGATAAAAAATCAGCAAGGAAATGGAAAGATTTACCAGTACCGTTTCCAACAAAAGATGAAAAAAAAGAATCTGGTATTTCTCAATTACCCTCAAATTTACAAAATGTTGTTTATAGGGAGGATTAATGGCGGGAAATATTGGTGATTTATTAGTTCGAATAAAAGGCGATGCTAAATCTTATAAAGATGCTGTAAAAACTTCTGAAGTTTTATCAAAACAGCTTGCTAAACAAGTAGAAACCTCTGGTAAAAAAATAGAGGAAGTTACTAATTCATGGATTGGTAATCAAGTAAGACATGCTACAGAAGTAGGTAAAACTTATACTGCTCTTAGTAAAAATTTAGATATTATACAAAATAAGATAGGAAAAGAAACTAAAGCCACACGAGGAATGGCTTTTGAAACAGTAATTGCAAATAAGAAAATAAGAGATTTAGGTAATTCTCTCAAATACTCTTCAAATCAACTCTGGATTATAACCACAGGCCTACAACAATTTGGAAGATCGATGTCTATGGCTTTTACTGCTCCGATTGTTGGGGCGGCGGCAGTTTCTTTAAAAACATTTGTTGACCTAGAAAAAGGAACAATAGCAATTCAAAGAGCAGCAGAAATTACAAGTAAAGAAGCAAATAAAATCACTGATAGTTTTGTAAAAATTTCTCAAGAAGTTCCAATAACAGTAGAGGAATTGCAAAAAGCTGGTTATGCTGCTGCTCAAGCTGGTATAACAGGAGAAAAGGCAATTACTAACTTTGCAGAAACAGTAGTTAAACTAAGCAAGGTTGGCGGAGATGCTTTTAAAGATTTACCAATAGAAGAATTATCAAATGATTTGGCAAAATTATCTATAGCTTTTAAAGTAAGTAGTGAAAACATGGAAGAAGTAAATAATACCGCTTCTATGTTGCTTGCTGTATCTAAAGCGATTCCTGGTGGCTTAGGAGAAGTAGTAGAATCATTAAGAAGGGCTGCGGGAGCAGCAACCACCTATGGTATATCTCTGGAAACAACAACTGCTCTTGTAGGAACGCTAGTGGCTTCTGCTGTTCCTGCTGCAAGAGCTGGAACTGAATTATCTGCTGTTTTTCATAGCATGGTTGGTAAAGTCAATTTAGTGGGAGAAGTTCTCGGATATTTAGGAGAAGATTTAACAAAACTAAAAGAAAGAATGCAAGAAGATATGGGAGAAGTTTTAATTGAGCTTTTGGGAAGACTTGGTGCTACTGAAGATATGTTTGTTAAAAATGAAATAGCTACTGAGATTTTCGGAGAAACTGGTAAAAAAGCATTACTTCCTTTAATTAATAATTTTGATTTATTAATAGATCTTCAAGCAAGAGCAAATCAAGAATTAGAAAGTGGCATTTTATTAGAAGCAGAATTTGATATTCAAGCTCAAAGTTTATCTGGAACAATTAAAACGTTTACTAATAACATACAGGCTTTAGGGTATGTTGTAGGTAAAGATTTAGCTCCTTATGTTAATTTTTTTCTAAAAAACTTTACTTTAGGTTTAAGAAATCTTGTAGAAGGTTGGAAAAATTTAAGTCCAAGTATAAAATTCGCTATCTTTTTAATGGGTAGTTTATTGGCTGTTGTTGGCCCTCTAGCTTTAGTACTTAATACCATGTTTTTATCTCCTATTGCTGGATTAGTTACTTTTATTACACACACAGTAAGATTGACAGCAGAACTGGCAATACAAACAGCGATAGCTAGTTCAGCAGGTATGTCAATGAATGCATATGCTTTTTCATTAAAAAATGCTGCTGCGAACAGTCTTTTATTGGGTAAAGGGTTGTTAATTTTGGTTGGAAAATTTGCTGGAATTTTAATAATTGTTGGAGCAGTAACAGTAGCACTATATGTATTGGCAAAGGCTTTAGGAAAGATTTTTGGAATTGGTTTTAAACTTCCATCAATGCCTGAAATGAAATTACCAGAATATGGAAAAATCGATGCACCTGAATTTGAGGCTGGTGAAGGAGCTGATGTTGCTAGCAAAGAGGAAAAAGATGCTGCTAAAAAGAAAGAAAAGGCATTAACTAAAGAAATTAGAGATAAAAAAAGAGCAAGAGATAAAGAATTAAAAGCATTGGAACAGGGTATTAATGATTATGAAAAGGTTAGAAAGGCAGAAATAAAGGAAAGACAAAAATTGGTAGATGAACAAAGAGAGGCATTAGATATTAGAAGAGAACAATGGGAAGATGAAAAAAGAATAGAAGATGAAAAGATACGAGCTCAAGAAGAAACTTTAAAAGCTGCTAAAAAAACACTTAAATTATCTAAACAATCTTTAAAAGAATTAGAAGCGACAATGGATGATGAAGTGGACACAGCTGAAAATAGAGTTGAATATGCTGAGATGAATTTAGAAGCGGCTCAAGATGCTTTAAAAAGAGAAAAGATTTTAGGTAGAGATGAATACTATGAAAGTTTTAGACTTGCAGAAGCAAGAGTAGAGGCATGGGAAGATGCAGTTCAACTTGCTAGAGAAAATGTACTCAAAGTTAAAAAAGAATATCAAAAACAAATAGATGTTCAAGAAGATTTAGTTGATGCTAATCAAGAACAAGTTGATGTTCAAACAGATGCATTAGATAAATTAAAGGTGGCTTTAGATGAAAGAAGGGCAATTGTAGATAAAGAAATAGATTTATTAGATGATGAATTAAAAATTAGACAAGCGGCTCTTGATAAAATTAGAGACAGCACTCAAGAAAAACTAGATATTTTAAGAGAAGAAAAAGATATAAGAGGAGATGCTTGGGATGAAGAAATAGATATTCTTCAAGAAAGATTGGATGCTGCAAGAGATTATGCTCAAGCCCTTCAAGATGCTGGTCTTTCTGAACTTCCAGAAGCAACTAAAAATGCTGTTGATGAATATAATAAGTTTGCTGAGGAGTTTAAAGAACAAGCAGATAGTTTACAGAAAGAGATTGGTGAATCATTAAGTTTTGGAATAAAGGTTGAAGAAGGAAGTTTAATGGCTAAAATCATTGAAGATGTAAAGGGTGGTATTGAAGATATAAAAAAAGCTTTTTCAGAAGCGGGTAAATCTTTAGGTAAAATATTTAGTGAAGAAAATTTCAATACATTAAAAGAAAATCTAGAAATTGGCTGGAAAGGTATAAAAACAACTTGGGATGGTTTATGGCAGGGGTTAAAAGAGAATAAAACAATAAAATCAATAGAAACAGAGTTAAGTCAATGGGGAGAAAGAATAAAAATATCTCTAGGTATAATTTGGGATGGAATTAAGAGTGACTGGGAGGCTCTTTGGACTGCTCTTGAGCCTTGGATTGAAGGATTTAAGAAAACATTTGAAATATTTTGGGAAGACTTGAAAAGGGGTTGGGAAACATTTAAAACTGAATTTGGATCAGCTTGGGATGAATTTTGGGAGAATAAAAAAAGAAAATGGGAAAAAATATGGATTAGAATTAAAACCTACATAGAGGGAATCTGGAATATTATAAAAGGAGTTATTCAAATAGCTTGGGGTATTATTTCAGGAACAATTGAAGTTGGTCTAGCTATTTTAGCAAGGAATTGGTCAGGAGTATGGGAAGGAATTAAAAATTCATTTAGAAATATTTGGGAGGGTATTAAATCAATAATAAGAGGAGCGTGGAAAGTAATTAGTTCAATTTTTGATTTTTCAGGTCTAAAAAGTAGGTTTTATAAATTTAGAAATGAAGCAACTGCAATATTTTGGCAATTAGTTGACTGGGTTACAAATGCGGCTTGGAAATTATATGAGTGGATTAAAACTCCGTTTGAGTGGATTGGAGATTTAATCAAAAGAGCATTAGATATAAAATGGAAACATTCTCCTTCAATAGTTGATAATGTTAAAAGTGGAGTTAAAGAAATAAAAAATGCTTATAGAGGTCTTGGTAGTTTTATGGATTCTGAATTTGGAAATAAAGGATTAAGTACTTCAATATCAAATAGTGGATTAATTGGGGATTCTCAAAGAACAATACAAGGAGTAGCAAATGCTCAATCAGTAGGAGGAACACCAGCAACACAATCAGTTATTAATAGAAATTTTTATATTCAACCGGGGCAAATGATAGCTAGTAGAGGAGAAGTTAGGAATTTTGCAAGAATGTTAAAAGAATATGATGAATATGAAGCAAGGAGGTAAATCATGGCGAATATAAATAAACCAACATTTGGGGTAGCAACAATGCCATTCCCAAGCGAGGCTACAATTACGCCAGTTTGGGTTCAAGGTGAAAATATTACTTTGGGAGGAAAAAGCAGAAGAGATGTTATGGCTAGAAAATATCGTTATACCTTAAAGTGGAATTATATGAAAGTGACCGATTATGAATCGCTTGAAACTGTAGTTAATACATTATCTGCTGCTACATTCACTTATGGAAAATGGAATCATAGTGCTAGTGGAGTAAGTTGTTTAGGAAGTTTATCAGCAAGAAAATTAGAACATGGTTCTGGAGATTCTGATTTTTGGTCAAGCGTCACGCTTACACTTACTGAAGTTTCGAGCAGAATATAATGAAAAATCAATATGACAAATCAATTACAAAACAGCTTCAATTCTACATCGTTTAACACCTTAACCTTCAATGGTGGTTATGCTTCAGGACAATTAATTCAAGCAAAAGGTAATATTTTTGCCACGACAACAAAAACCATCATTTGTAAAGCTGCTATTTTAAGAACATTTACACAAACCGTAACTTCTAAGGCTGAGCTATTAATTACTACAACAAAAACAATTGAAGTTAAAAGTAATATTTTTGCTACAACAATAAGAACTGTAAATGCCAAAGGAGCAATTTCAAGAACATTTACCCAAACTATAACTTCTAAAGCAAGAATTCAACTTATTACATCTCAAACAGTAACTGTAAAAGGAAATATTATTAATCCTTATGAATATTTAAAAACAGTAAGACAAATTAGTTCTTTACTTGAAATTCAATGGGATGGCGTAAATTGGACAGATGAAACAGATTATTTAATAAGTGCTATTGGTAATGAGAAATTATGGAAAACTACTGGAGAAGGAATTGCTTCTACTTTAGATGTTGAATTAGATAATACAACTGAAAGGTTTACTCCTGGTAATATTTCTTCTCCAATTTATACCTATCTTAAACCAAGAGTAAATATTAGAATTTCAGTTCTGATGGGAGGATATACAACTAGAATGTTTACAGGATATATTAAAAATATACATCCTGATACAAAAAGCAGTGTTTGTAGTTTAGACTGCTTTGATAATCAAGTTTTGATATATAATAAAAGAACAAATGGGATAGTTTATGAAGATTATAGAAGCGATCAATTATTGGAGGTTTTGGCTAATTTGGCGGGTTTAGAAGCAGCACAATATAATTTTGATGTAGGAGTAGATGTAGTTAATTTTGGTTATTTTGAAGAAAGAAATGTATGGCCTATTATGGGAGAAATTGCTGTAGCAGAAAGAGGAAGAATATTCTTTAATAGAAATGGAATTTTGACATTTTGGAATAGAGATAGATTACATAATTTAGAATCTGTTAGTCCAATATTAACCTTAAATGATTGGATAATAGATTTAGATTATTCTGTAGCAGAACATGAAATTAAAAATGCTGTTACTGTCAAAGCAACTCCAAGATCGAATGCTGGAGTTCAAGTTGTTTGGACAACTGGAAATGCAGAGTATTTAGATCCATATTCGGATACATTGGTTTTTATCCCTGCTCATAGCAGTCAAGTTGCATGGATTGAATTAGAAGATCCATGTACTACTTTTATTACTCCAGTCGCCAATACAGATTATACAGCTAATAGCACTCAAGATGGTTCGGGTGATGATTTAACGGGGAATATTTCAATACATGAATTTATTAATTATGGAAATGCTGTTTTTATCAATGTTATTAATAGTGGAGATACCGATGCTTATTTGACTAAATTTCAAGTCAGAGGAAATCCTGTAATAATTTTAAAATGGATAAAGGTTGTTGCTAAAGATGATGGAAGTATAAATCTTTATGGAAGACAGGATTTTGAAATAGAAAATCATTTTATTGATAGTGAAGATGCAGCAAGAGAGATAGCAGAAGAAGAATTATATAGAAGGAAAGACGCAATTAATCTTTTTAGAATAAATATTGTTGGAATTCCAGACCTTTTGTGTGGAGATGTTGTTAGTGTAGAACATCGTTCAAGTACTTTTAAGGATTTTATGATAGACCAACTTGATTGGACTCTTGACGATAGAGGGTTTAGAGAAACATTGACTCTGGTTAATCCTTATATATTTCCCTCTATTCAAAGAATCGAAGCAAGGGGTAATATTGTATAATTAAAATATGACAGATATAAAATCATCAAGTGGAAGTAGAGTTCCTCCTACAAAATTGCCTATTAATGTTTTTGAAATAGGAAAGCCTGGACAAGCCACAGAAATTATTGTCCATAATGGAAAACTTTATGTATATGATGCTGATGGACAAACTTTAATTGATGGTGGAGTAATTCAGACACAAGGAGTTGCTGTTGGGTTAAAATCTTGGGTTCACAATATAATATTTACAGCTACGGACGAAGATACTGCTTCATGGGGTTCTGGAACAATATATTTTGGAGATGGAAGCAGTCAAGCAATAGATGCTGGAAATACAGGAAATATTGTAGCTAAAACCTATGTTTATTATGATGGAACTGATACTTTGAAAAAAACTACAGATGCAAGTTTTATAGATGATGATTATATTCTTCTTGCTACTGTAGAAGAAGGTGGTGCAGGAACAAAATGTGTAATCACAGTCTCTCAACTACCAAGTGGAACAATTTCTGCCGAACAAATAGTTACAGGACTTCTTAA